CCTAAGTGATGTGGATCCACTCACAATTCTTGCTGCTGCAAAGATGGCTGCAAGTGCAATTAAGCAGGGTTGTGAGCTATACCAACAGGCTAAAGCTGATGGTATGGAGTTGGTTGACGCTTACGGTAAAGCCAAAGATGTGGTTGCTGACATTAGTAGTCATTTGGGTGGATTTTTCAAAGCACATGAGCAGCTTGAGAAACACGTACACGAGGAAGAATTAAAGACTAAGAAGGTACGTGATCCTGAACTATCGGTAAATCAAGAAGCGTTTAATCGTATATTGGCTCAGAAGGAAATGATTCGGCTAGAGACAGAACTACGTGAAATGATGGTGTATCAGGCTCCGAAAGAATTAGGTGCTATCTGGTCAGAGTTTGAGGTAATGCGCGATAGGGTTAAGGCAGAACGAGCAGAAGTCCAGCGTCAGGAACTAGCAAAGCAGCAAGCAGCTATATGGCGTAGAGCAAGAATAAAAAAGCATATTCAAAATCAACTGACATCCATTTTTGCAGTAATGTTCGTAATAGCATGGTTCCTATGGGTGATGATTCTAATAAGGACGAGCCACACATTTCGTGGACAGTATTCTTTGCCGTATTGGTGGTGTGTGTTGTGCTAGTTATTGTTTTGCCAGCTTTAGGCGTTATGTACATGGATATGAATAACGCGACTATCGTAGCTAATGAAGAAATACGCAAGATGAAAGAATTACGCTTAAAACTGTTAACTGAAATGCAAGGACAATAATGCTTACATTACTCTCTACATTTATGTCGTTCTTGTCTGGTGGACTTCCCAGTTTGCTTAATTTCTTTCAGGATAAGTCTGATAAGAAGCATGAGTTAGCTATGGCTCAGGTTCAGATGCAGATGCAGCTAGAGATGCAGAAAGCAGGTTTTCAGGCTCAGCAGCGTGTTGAGGAAATACACACAGAGCAGATACAGATACAGACAGCTTCAGACGAGCGTAAAGCACTCTACAACCACGATATAGAGATCGGTAAGGGTGCAAGCCAATGGGTTATTAATGCTCGCGCTATGGTGCGTCCTACGGTCACATACGGCTTATTCTTTCTGTTAGTTGCTATCGATATAGCTGGTGTCTGGTACGCATGGACTCAGAATGTGCCGTTTAAGACAATGATTGATGAGGTATGGGATTCTGATACTCAGTTGATATGGGCATCTGTCATAGCGTTCTGGTTCGGTACTCAAGCATTTGGCAAAAAATGAAGGTATCAGATTCGGCTAGGTCAATAATCGCTCATCACGAAAGCATTAGATTCAAGCCTTATAGATGTCCTGCTAGATTATGGACAGTTGGCGTAGGTCATGTGATTGACCCTAATCACGCGAAGGTTCCGTTTGATGAGCGCAATAGTCTAGAAATCCCTGATGGCTGGAATCGTAAATTATCAATGGATGAGGTTAATGCAATTCTTGCGGCTGATTTGCAGCGTTTTGAACGAGGTGTATTACGTTATTGCCCTAGTGGGATTACTCAAGGGCGGTTTGACGCTCTGGTCTCTTTTGCATTTAACGTAGGACTAGGAACATTGCAGAGGTCAACTCTACGCCAGAAGCATAATCGTGGCGACTATGATGGTGCTGCTGATGAATTCTTAAAGTATTGTTTAGGAGGAGGTAAGGTTCTTAAAGGACTCCTTAACAGACGAAAAGATGAACGTGCTATGTATTTAATGTAATTTGTAATATTATTGCAATAACTACATGATATATAGACGAAATGCCTAAAAAATCTATACCTGATGATTGTATGCCAGCTTGTATTAGCTGCGCTTTCTATAGTTGCGAGCCTAAAGAAGATGTAGGCTTCTGCTACCGATACCCACCTACGATTATTGAAGTGGAAGGCGATTATGATAGTTGCTATCCGGTTACCGGTCGAACGGATTGGTGTGGTGAATTTGTTCGTAAGGTGAACTAATGAAAATTACTGATGATGAATTTCTTAAGTTTTGGAATAGATTTGGTAGTGTAAGTGAGGTTAGTAAAGCATCTGGATTAAGCATTAGAGCAGTTAATTACAGACGCAGGAATATGGAGAAAAAAACTGGCGAAGTACTTTCAGGTGTTGATCCTAGAAGTCCAGATTTTAATATTACATATCCTGATAATGGCGTAAGAACTAAAGTAGAACTAGATAGCGGCGTAATTATGGTGGCATCAGACTGCCATTATTGGCCGGGAGTTATATCAGCAGCTCATAAGGCTTTTGTTCATTTAATTAAACAAATTAAGCCTAAGATTATCATCCTTAATGGTGACGTATTTGACGGAGCTACGATTAGCCGATTCCCAGCAGCAGATTGGCAAGCATTACCAACGGTAAAACAAGAATTAGAAGCATGCCAAGATAGGGTAAATGAAATTGAATCGGTAGCAGGTAACGCTAAATTGCTATGGACATGGGGTAATCATGACCTTAGGTTTAACGCAAAATTAGCATCGCAAGTAGGAGATGGGTTTAAAGGACTTCAAGGGTTTAATTTAAAAGATTATTTCCCACGTTGGAAATTCTCTACGTCAATTATGGTTAATGACCATACTATGATTAAACATAGATGGCATAACGGAATACACGCTGTTTACAATAATGTAACAAAATCAGGTGTCTCGTTTTGCTCTGGGCACCTTCATTCCCTCAAGGTGACGCCTTACTCAGATTATCATGGCGCTCGGTATGGCATCGATTGCGGAACCCTAGCTCCTATTTACGGTGATGGTTTTGGATACATGGAAGATGCCCCCCGCAACTGGCGTAGTGGAGGGGCGATACTTACGTTCCACGATAGCAAACTTATGCCACCAGAGTTGTTTGAAGTAATTGATGAGGATGCTGGCTCAGTATATTTCAGAGGGCAGGTGATTGATCTTCCTTAACGAAGATACCTCCTGCGTTCATGTGCCCTTTACGGTCTTTAATCTCATTGTAAGCAGCTTGTAAGCAATGAGTTAGATCGACATTCTCAAGAGCAGCAACATTAATAAGACATACAAGAACGTCACCAAGTCCATCAATAATGCCTGTCCGGTCTCTGTTGATAAGAGCTGTGTGTAGTTCATGCATCTCCTCCTGAGCTTTACGATATTGAGCGATAGAAGTGCTATTAGGGATGATTCCTCGTTCTTCAGACCAGCGGATTACGTCCATTTCTATGATGTTCCAACTCATTTACTTACCTTTCGTTCGTGTGGATTTTGGTTAATTATTGTCCGAAATTTGTATAATCATTTCAGTCATGCGGTTTTAAATAGTTCATCATTTCTGCGTTCATCTTTGCTTGTGCCCACTTAGTAGAGCCTGATAGCTGCATTAACGCTAGTGAGAATTGCACGAAGTTATGTAGCTTCTCTAACTCTAGCTCGTCAACTTCACCATTACGGATGCTCTCAAATACCTTTGCAATGCCTATACGATTACCATCAATTATGGCTTGCCAGTCATAATCTATCTTTTTCTTAGGCATTTTTTTCTTTTAGCTTGGCTTCAATCAATCCTGCAAATAAACCATGAGGCAATCTAGTAGAGGAAAGCTCAAAAACTTCATCTGTTGTTAGCCCTACCCATTCGCGTTTAGGTGTACACGTATGTATGTCTGCTGGATTAACTTCTCCGCATCGTAAGCATTCTTTGCGCTGTGGTGGGGCGGCGTAAAGTGGCTTGTACGTCCAGCCTTCGGGCAAATCATTTTTTGGTTCTACATACCAAATATCATCTTCTTCACCATTGGCATTAAAACTCATCCATCCCACTGGCTCCGGTTCAGGCTCGCTTAGTTTGGCGCGTAGGGTTTCAATTGCTGTTTCTGTGTCCGGTTCTTCTTGCTCATCTAGCCACAGTATCAACAAGTTCAAAACATTCTGCGCTTCTCCGCGTGTAAGAGTAATCATTGTTTTTCCTCAACTGGATAACAAGGAGAACTATAAACTTCACTCCATATATTTCCTTTTCGAACATAAACTTTATTGTTAATGCACTTATGTTCTGGCATTTGAGGCATATCACATCCAGCTAACAACAAAATAATTAATACATATTTCATAGCTCCTCACCATTTTTCTCAGCTTCTTTATTCATTTCGCGTAATGCAGCTTCCCATCCCTGCATAGCCCAATAAAGAGGCGTATGTTTTACAACGCCGAGATCGTCAGCCATTTCGTCGCCATCCCACCACTCAAAGAATTTATCTTCATTTGTCATTATTTTTCCTTTGCATAATCAGCTACAGTTATAAGATTACCGAAAAGCAAACCAGAAATAATTAATGAAATTTGTTCATAAATAT